AGCACCTGGATGTAGCCCCTTACCAAAGTAATTACCAATGAAAGTTTCCGAGGATTGACCATTATAAACACATTGCCGAGCGTATTCAATGGGGTTGATACCAGTAATGCCATCCAACGATAATCCACGAATATGGAGAATGTCAGCTTGCGTATAATCTTTCTGTCCCTTAGAGCTGGTTACTTTATAGGTTATAGACCAATCGTCTTCCTGTTTGACTTGCACACGGTCAGGATGGAGGGGGTAGAGGGCAATTATCTTGTTGCCTATACGAGACTTGTATGCGTAGAAATTACCTCTCAGGCAGATGTGAACTATAGCCATCCCGAAGAACTGGGGTGCAGTCATCCATGAATTAGGCCGTTTCCATATGAGCTTGAAGAGGTAGTGATCTTTTGCCTTATTCTTAACGTCATTAATGTCTTCCATTAGATGACATGGCATTTGGGATATACAATTGTAGAGGACACGAACACAATTATTAACAGTCATCTGTCGCATGGCGTTTTCGGAAGTGATAGCACCACCCCCTAATAAGTCGCCACCGTAGTAGCTGCCACCCGGATAGTATGAACGGTCATCTGTGGGTCCGTAGTTGGTCATTGCCTTGGGGCGGGGTAGGCGATCCATAAATGACATCAGCTATTACCTCCCATCAGCCAGCCGGTAGCCATGAGGATTACACCACACACGGAAAATGACAACCACGGTTGATACAAAAAAAGCCCGTAACCAAGCATAAAAAGTCCACCAAAGAATAGTACAATGCGAATATCGAAAATATCCCACATGGTAGAAGCAGCAAAAGTCAGGATAGCAACCAGCTTCCCTACGATTGAAACTATTGATATTATTGCTTGTTTTAGAGCCATTTTAGTGCATTACCCATAACAAAGTAAAAGAATTAGCTCTTTTGTGGGGATTATGGCACAAAAATGTAGAAGTAACTTTGACTAATTAGAAAAAATCTTAAGTTAATGTCGTATGTGATTGTAATTCTTCAATAACTTCGCGCGATATTCGTAAAGTTTTTCCAGGAAGTTTAATAGCTTCCAGTTTGCCAACCTTAATCCAATAATAGATGGTGGGCAAGGATACGGATAATAGTTCTGCTACCTTAGCAGGCCGGAGTAGGGATTTCGCAGGTAGGTCGGTCATTTATTCCTCCATTTCTATGTGCTGATGATTGATAATAGTAAAATTAAAAGTGGCACGTTACCTCCCCACCAACCATGTAACAAACCTACGACCAGCCCATGAACATAACAAGATTACAGCAATGAATATAATCAACCCGTGCATGGCACACCCCCGTTTAATATCTGTTCAACTGACATCCCTGCGTATCGTGACTTCTGGCACTTCGATTCAGGGTTCATAGCCATCAAAGCCACCGTATTTAGCGAAGCCATCACCGGATCTATCTTACCTGTCCCTGATGCCTGCTTAGTGATAGATATAGCATTCCCGCGTGGCTCCACCCTCGCATTCCCTACACACCATGCCATCAATTTCTGGTTGCCGTGAATTATACTCTTGCCAGCTACCTTGACTTCCATTGTCTTGATAGCACCATTTAGCCGCCAACCCTGGGGGATGCCTACTATCCGGTCATGTTCTATTTTACCATTGCCCTGTTCATCTCCGGCTTCCAGTTCATCAGCAATTAATCCAATGCCGGAGGGGTCAACGCCTATCCGATCAAGCAACCCAGATGCCTCAACCTTCCTGACTATATCGCCAACTTCCTTGATGCCTTCCTCGGTCATCTCCATTATAGACAAGTCGCCATCTTTTTCAAAGTCCCGGTACTTAGGTGCCTCGGACTTCCGGCGTTCCAATGCTATCTTGTGGCACCAGGCATGTATCCAGAGCAACCAGTTACCATTGCCTGTTTCCCGGCCTAAGATTGCTAATCCTAATAAATCATCCAACCCGCCACCATCGATGCCGATCTCAACTACCTCGCAGCGTTCAAGGATGGAATCTAAAGTTACATCCCCACCAGCATCCTCCCAGAAATCGGCACCAGCCCAACGAGCAGATTTGAGTGATAACCCCATTTCGACATTGAGATGCTTGGCGAGGAAGCCTTGGAGACTACCCTCACCCGCTTCAGTAGCTTTGCTGAACTCCCTCTCAAGAAACTTCACATCGACAGAGGCATTTAAGTTCGGGTTGGTGACGAACCAATATTTAGGGTCAAGGTACTTCTTCTCCTTTAGAAATGATTCAGGGTACTCATAAAGCACAGGCAAGAAGCTATTGTCATCTATCTTCCCATCTCGAACCCCCCTTGCATAGTCCAATTTCTGCTTGAATATCCCTGCCGGTGCCTCATCTGATTGCGTTGTGAGCCATATTACAAATCCTTCAGGACGCGATGCCAACCCACCACAGGCTTCTCGTAGCATGTTCTCAGCATTTGGACGTTTACCCATCAGCCAAAGTTCATCGATCAGTATCCCGGTAGCTTTCTTCCCACCCACTGTCTCGTTATCAGCAGCCACTATTTTTAAGGTAGCCCCATTACCACGATGTGTAATCATTCTTAAGTGATCTTGTATATGCAACAAATCACTTAATTCCTCATCAGCACGAATCATATCACGGGCAGGTAGAAAACTGTTCGTCGCAATTTCTACGGTAGGAGAAAGTATAAGGAATTCAGCACTTTGCCTCCAATTCAATAATAACGCCGTTAGCATTATGGCGGCTGCCCCGGTCGATTTCGAATTCTTTTTAGAAATTAGCAAGAAATATTCGGATATTAACCTTCTTCCCACATCTGCATCGTATGAACCAAATATTGCACTTACAAAATCAAACAACCATTGTCTACCCGCCTCAGCCATAGTAGGCTTGCCAAAAACATCAACAAGTTTCAATTCTTTAAAAATGGAAAGTCCAGCAGCGGCTTCTTCGGGGAAGATAGGCGGGTTTGGAATAATAGATTCTCCGGCGAGCACCCGTCTTTCCCAATCTAAACATGCAGTACTGTGTATCTTGTTGATGTTATCCAACACTTAACTTGTCCCCCTTGCTCAAGTTATCTCTTGCCCACAATGGTTGGAGATTAGAAAGTGCCCAACAAGCCTTGAATGCTGGATCGTCTACACTCTTAGGCTTAAAGAAGTTTACTGGTTTTTTATGATCCAGATGAATTTCTCCTTTTAGAAATTTTCCCCAACTCATCCCCTCAGTGAATAAACTTTCGATATGAATTCTTAATTCATCTGCCGTAAACCCAAGAATATCTTTCATTTTCCCATCTTTTTTCTTATTAAACCGTAGCGTTCTACGAACCAATGCTTCAACCCTATGATGCAAGGTAAAGGAAAGATCATTTCCGTATAACAAATGGAATCTCTCGTTTGCTTTTGGTCTCCTCCTCTCATTCAGCACATCTCTATTTTCATCCCAGTTTGCTTGCATTCTCGCTAAATTCCTATCCCGATTTTTCCAGTGCTGATCTCTTGCATATTCCCTCCGCTGTTCAGCATTTTTTACATAATTCTCGCGGGTAATGGCAAGTAAGCGTTCCTTATTTTTAGAATAATGTTCTCTCTTTTTGGCTGTTCGTTCTTCATTGTTATCTGTATTATCTTTTGCACGGCATATTCTACACACCGAACGCACACCATCAGGAGAACGCTTATAAGCATGAAAGTAATCAAGTGTCGCTGGCTTAAACTCGCCACATTTATTACATTTTTTTAGGTCGCCTAACCGTTCAACTTTTATTCGTTTCTTCTTCAATGGAATTTTCTCCATCTATTTCACCAACGCCAACGGAGATCGTCCTGCTGCAAACTTTCCCTTTGAAGCTGTAGATGCCTTGTCTTCTTTAATTTCCTTCTTGCCACTTTCCCCGGCACGAGGATGTATATACGGCGCAGCTGCTATCGCCATTTGTCTCCTTACTACCGGATCTTCCTTGGGGTCATTCATTATCCGAAGCATGTGCTGCAACGGTGCTAACTCTTCTAATACTTCTGGCAACGCTGGGATAGATTTGTCGCTAAGTTCCTCCGCCAACTCAACCGAAAGTTGGTTCATCATCTTCTTCTCAGTAATAGATAGCGGAATCTGTTTCTTGTTCACATTGGCTACTCGGATGAGAAATTCGTGGAAAATCTTCTTCTTAGCCTCTACACCTGTTGCCAATAGCTCTTTGACCTTCTTGGCTTCTACCTGTTCCGATGAACCTTTCCTCGGTGCCTTATCCTTTGACCCTTTGGGCCTTCCCCCACCATGATATCCCCCGCGTGGCATAATCAACCTCCTAATTAATACTTACCAGTTACGTTCCCTTCCTTCAAGTTCAGTCTTGTCCCGATGGCAAGGGATAGCACACAATAATTGCCTGTTCTCCATGCTCTCGGAGCCACCGAGATGAAGCGGTACGATATGATCCACCTCCAACCTACCCACCATCTTACCGCACTTCCTACACGCTGCGCCATCTCTGGCTATTATTTCTTCTCTAATCTTGGTTAATTTCCATCCACGAATACGAGGTTCAGCAACGGAACCGCCTCTACGGAGGTCGATGGTTGCAATGCGGTGTTTTATTGAAGTTAATTTCGCCATATTGTTTATTCTATAACTACTTTTGTTTATTGTCAATGAAAAACAAAATCGGAATCGACATTTTAAGGAATCAGCCAATTATTTACTTTTAATAACAATATGTTGAAAACTTTTGTTATTAATCTCAGAAAAACAATCACAAGGAAAAAG